GACGCGGCGGTGTCGCCCAGGCTTTTCATTTTGTCGAATTCCTTGGCGACTTCATCCAGCACATGGTTGCGGATCGCCAGGCTTTTGCATTCGCCAGGCGTTTCGCATTTGGTGGCGTAGCAAAACGGGCAAACCCATTCTGGCTTTTCCGTTGTGTTCATAGTTTGATCCCGTTCAGATTGAAGTTGTCGGCCATCACGTCAGCATAATCAAAATGACGGCCAAAGCAATCCCTGAACGACACGCATTCGTCAGACCAGCCTTGCACCTGGTTGTTGTAGATGAAAGCCTTGCGTGGCACGGTAGTGGTTCCGCAAAGGAAGTGCAGCCCCTTGGCCGTCACGCGCCAGAACCCGTCCGACCGCTTTGATTTGTCATCGTTGCCGCCGTGTTCGATCAGCCCCCATTTGGCCATCGTGGTGTAGTTTTTGCCGCGCAGCATCCAGGCCGGTGCAATTGGCGGGACATCCACCCAACCGTCACCATCACACGGCGCCCTGGACATCCATAGCAGCGCCAGCGCGTGTGTTTCGGTAATGGTGAAGGGTGAAATCTTGCCCCATTTGTTGCAACAGGGGCAGTGGCCCCCGTCGCCCTCAATGGTGGCCCGCCAGTTGGTTTTCAGTTGCGCTAAGTATTGTTCAGCATCACCAAAAAAATCCAACTGCATGATTCCCCCTTACGCAAACCACAGGTAAAACCCGTGGAGAATGCCAAGCGGGAAAAAGATCGCGCCAGCCAATAAAAACCCCCACATCCCATCCGCAAAGCAGGTAAAGACGTGGGTTAACCAGGCGATGAAACACAAAAATCCAATGATGTAACCCATGATGCCCCCTTAAAAGTTTGGCAGATCGTCGTTCATATCGTCGAACCCGCTGCCCTGGGGCGCCTGGCGACGTTGGCCTTGCTGCTGTTCGTCGCGTTCGCGTGGTTCATTGATGTATGCCCAGCCATCCCAGCCGCCATCTTTGAGGGGTATTACGTCAATTTTGAGCATTGGCCCGTTCTTTGTTTCGATGATCGAACCGATGCGCTGGTAACGGTTTTTTTGCTGCCCTTGCGCGTTGGTGTATGTGCCGGTAATGACGGTGATTTCGTTGATAAGTTTGGCCACGATTTATTCCCCAATAAGTTTTTTCAGTTGATCGACCTTGACCGCGGTTTCGGCCAGGAACTTGACAATTTCCGCTTCCATGTCAGCGATGAAAACGTCATCACGCAGAACGCGCTTGATGAACAATTGCGCCTTGGCGGGCATACGTGGATCAAACACCACGTAGTCGCACCAGGCACGGCCAGCACAGGCCATTTGCATTTGCATTTGCGTGAAATACTTTTGCGGCACAGTGCCGGTCAAAAGCGTTTCAATCATGGTGGCCGTGTTGGGGCACTTGATTTCCACGCAGCCATCGTCGCCAATCAGGCCGTCGGGTGACGCGCCAGCCATGGCGATGGTCGGGTGGTTCATAAAGCCGGTTTCGTCCACCATGTTGCCGGTGGCCGCTTCATACGCGCCGCGGGCAAAGGGTTCCTGGTCGGTTCCCCATTGCATCGCGCTGTTGCTGAACGATTCCTGGCGCGTGCCGGTGATTTGTTCGACCACCAGTTGGGCCATGTAGTTTTCGCGGCTGGCGCTGTAACCCGATTTTGTGCGGGCCATCACGTCGGCCACTTTGGATGCGGTGACCTTGCCCAGGCGGGCGGCAAACCATTCGTCGGTACGTTGTTCGATTTCGTCGGTCATTTCAGTTTCCTTTGGTTGATAAATCTTTTTTGGCACGGGCCACGCGAACTTTTTTGGCTGCCATTACTTTGGCTTGCAATGCCTGGTTGCCCTGGCAAGCCTCAAACGCTGTTTTGTAAACGGCCGCCAATTCGTCGCTGCTGGCGCTTGCGTCAATTGCAGCCAAGTGGTCGGTAATGTCAGGCACAGCAGCAACAGAATGCGTGTGCGCGTCAGCATCGTTGTCCGCTTCTGTTGGAATGCTGAACGCCTGGAATGCGGCGTATTTATAAGCGGCTGACATTGCTTTGTTGGTGGCTTTGTCGCCGCTGTCCATTGCTTCACCAAACGTTTTCACGGTGTGTTTGGAGCCATCTTCAGCAGATACAAAATCGAATTCGACTTCAACGGTGATGTAAAACAACGCGCCGCCCTTTTGGCTGACGCGTTCAATACATTCACGCGCCAGCACGCGGGGCAAAATGCACAAACCATGTTTGGCCAGCAAAGGCGAAATGGTGTTGTAAACATCATCAATGCCGCGGAAGTTGTAACCGCTGCCTTGCATATTGCGACGGTCTTTGGTGATGCCTACCGTGGACAATTCAGCCTGGACGGCGTTGATTGCTTTATAAACTTTCATGATTTACCTTTCAGTGTTTACGATTGGGTTTTTAATTCAGACGGGGGAATCCAGCCAAGGTCGCGGAATCGTTTAACGATGTCCGTTTTTGACGCTGGCACATATTTGAAATCGGGGTTAAGCAAACGCGCTTGGCGTGTTGATTTGTTAACTGGATTGGTGCGTTTTACTTTCATGGTTATCTTTCAAAATGGTGCGGGTGGCAATTTGTCCCGCTGTTGTTGTTGAAAATCGCGCTGTTGTTGGCGCGTCCAGGGGATTGGCCCCCCTGGTGGTGGAAATGGCCAGTTAGACATTGGCCAGTTGTTGCGCGTAATTGATGGCTGGCGTCAACATCGCGCTGCCGTAAGTGCGGATGCTGCCAACTGGCAATTCCGCGTCAGTGTCCCACAGGGTCACGGCATAACCCGTGCTGATTTTTGTCACCAGGGCAGCGATGCCCAGGTCGGCGTTGACAAACGTTGCAATTTGGTTGGGATTGGTGATGGTGACCGCGTTCATGCTGCCAACCATTGGTCGTAAGTCAAAAAAGGGGCGCCGTTGCGAGTAATGTCGCCGCCTTTGCCGTTGTCAGCGCAAGCCAGGTAGATTTGATATTCCTGGTCATTGGTTCCGCGTTGTTGGGTTTGCCAGTTAGCGCTAGGAATCATTTTTGATTTAACACAGCGCCCATTTGTAAAAGTGGCCGTGTAAAAGGTAGGCACATAAGTCATTTCAATTTCCTTTCGTAATAGACCGTTTCCGGCATGGTTTCATTGTAAGCGGGCTTTACTTTCAATGTCAACAGGTTTCGCAAAAATATTTCTAAAATTTTCACGAACGGCGACCGCTTCACGCAATTCCTGTTCGCTGGCGCGTTCGATGTAAACACCGCTGATGGTGGTTGCGTAGAACACGCGGCCGTTGCGATGCACTTTGATGATTGTCATTTGTTGCCTTTCAAAACAGAGCCATGGCAAGCCACAGCAAAACGTACAAGACCGGCGCTGCGATCAGCGCCATGCCCACAATTTCCCAATCGGTTGGTTCGCGGTTCATGGCTTTCCCCTTATGCGGCCAAGCGGCCGACGCTGTTGTATCCGTAACCGTCATCACCAGCAAAGGCGACACGGGCCAGGGTGGCGCTTTCGGCGCCGTCATCGTTGCTGTACTTGCTGCAAGCATCGCGGATGATCCGGTCAATGTCGTAGGCGGTGAAACCGCGGGCCTCACTGTCAGCGTTGGCGCCAACTGCCTTGATGTACGCGCCAAATGAGTTGCCATCGTCGATCAGGATTTCGTTGTCGAAGCCGTAGTAATTGCAGACCTGGACAACAATGCCGGTCAAGGTCGGGGCGGTGAACTTGCGGTTGACAAAAATGAAGTCAGCACCAAAGCGAACAGCCTGGCCATCCAGCGTGTTGTAGTTGCTGCCCTTGTAATCGGTCATGCCGTCAAAGTAAGCGCCCTGGAAAGCCTTGGCCACCGCTTCCACTTGGCCAGCCGATGGGCCGTCGGTGTACGCCACGTTGATGCTGGCGCCGCCAGCGTAAACGCTGGACTTGACGCTGAACTTGACGCCAGGGAATGTTTCTTTGAGGGCAGCGCGAACGAGTTTTGCAGTGTCAGCGCAAGAGAGGTATGTAGTCATCACAATTTCCTTTTTAAAAGACCCGTTAGGGCATGGTTTGATTGTAAGCCCGCTTTACACGGGCTGTCAACAGAAATCAATAAATGTTTGCAAGTCCGCGGGCGCGATATGAAACGCAAACAGATTCTTCATAAGCGGCATCTTGGTCATCCAGGTAAGCCTGGTATTCCAATTCGTCAGCAGAAACTTGGAAGCCCTCGCTTTCCAACTTGTCGCAAAACTGTTGCGCCGCAGACTTGCGAACTTGAACAGACACAGCGCCATCCATGCGGGCCTTTGCTTGGGCGCTGATGGCCACAAACGTGACCGTAGTGGCGTTGAAATCAAAGGGAAGAATTTGGAAATCAGCAGACATTTGGAACTCCTTAAAAGACCCCGTGCAATTCGCTAGGGCATGGATGTAATGTAAGCCAGCTTTACAACAAAGTAAAGCCCCCTTGCAAAATATTTTTTAAGGTGTTGCAAAAAAGCGAAAGGTGGCTTACCATCGCGGCATGGAAACACACGAAGCAATACAAAAAGCGGGCAGCGCGGTTGCGTTGGCCAAGCTGCTGGGCATCACGCGCCAAGCGATCAGCCAATGGGGCGACAGGGTTCCCCAGGCGCGGTTATGGCAGTTGCGGGCCTTGCGGCCCAAGTGGTTCAAAGGATAGAATTGTTTGAAACATGGCTAGGTTGGGAGTTGCTACCCAACCGAAAAGCGAACTCCCCGCCTGCCAGTGTTTCTTTTCAGGGAGTTTTGCGGAGCGTGCAATGCACTACTATCAACATCACATTGGTGATTTCATCAAGGACACGTCATTTTTGACAAATGATGAGGTCGGCATTTATTTGAAATTGTTGTGGATTTACTACGACACCGAACAGCCGTTGCCAAATTCGCTGTTTGAACTGTCCATGAAGGTGAACGCCCGCGATCAGCAAGATGCGCTGGCCGGAATCCTGGGGATGTTTTTTACGTTGGAAAACAACGTATGGCGTCACACCCGCTGCGACAAAGAAATTGACCATTACCACCAGCAACTTGAAATTGCGTCCAAGGCTGGCAAGGCATCGGCCGCTAAACGGGCGTTCAACAGGCGTTCAACGTCCGTTGAACAGGCGTTGGATTTGTGTTTAACGGACGTTCAACCAACCAGTAACCATGAACCAATAACCAATAACCAGAAACCAAAGAGAGAGAGCCAACGCGGCACGCGCCTGGCCCCTGACTTTCAGTTGTCTGACGAATGGGTTGGTTTTTGTCGCCAACACAGGCCCGAACTCGACCCCAGGGAAACGTTTGACGGGTTCCGTGATTACTGGATTGCCCAGCCTGGCCAAAAGGGCGTAAAAACCGATTGGACGGCGACTTGGCGCAATTGGGTGCGACGGCAGCAGCAAGCCAAGAAAACCGCGTCAGAGGCCCGTTTGACGCAAATGGCAGCCCTTACACGCGGCCTGGCCACGCCAAAGCCCGCGGCAAACTTTTGGGCCAAGCCCACAGACAAAACCGTGGAGGTGTCCGATGTGGAACGCAAACGACTTTTGTGATGCCGACAGCGGCTTTGATTACATTTTCACCAAAATGAACGCCATTTACGGCGCCACGTTTGCCAATCACTGGCGCGACATCGACCCCGCCATCATTCGCCAAGCCTGGATGGATGAATGCGGCCGCGCCCTGACGTACCGCCCAAAGATGGATTACGCCTTGAAGCACATGAACCCTGACAGGCCACCGTCGGCCCTGGCGTTTGCCAAGCTGCTGAACGACGGCCCGCGCATTCCTGACAAACCAAACACCATGATCACTAGGCAGCCGACCGTCCACGAAAAGATCGCAACCGAAAAGGCGAAGGCCGAAGCCCTGGCCAAGTTGCGCGAAATCACCCAACAAATGAGGATGCCCAAATGAGCAAAGAAGCATTGAAGCTGGCGCTTGAGGCGTTGGAAAAACTTAACAACACAAATAGTTACTGGTGGCAAGAAGTTGACCGAGACACCGTTGACAAAATAGAGCCAGCCATCACCGCCATCAAAGAAGCCTTGGCACAGCCAGAGCACGACTGCACACGTAGCCACCCACATGAGGAAATGAACAAAGAATGTGAGTTGCGTACCGAGATTGCAAGGTTGACAAATTGCCTTAAAAGGGCAAATTCTCAAACAGAACATTTCGAGCGTGAATGGTATTTACGTGGCGATGAAATCGAGCGTTTGAAGGCACAGCCAGAGCAGGAGCCTGTGGCGTCAATCTTTATCTCAGGAATTGGTGAGCGAGAGTTTGATGATTGGGGGCATGACCTGCCTGTTGGTCGCAATCTTCTCTACACCACCCCACCAGCACAGCAGGAGCCTGTGGCGAAGAAAAAGCATGAGCCGAAGATCGATCTTGGAAAGTATGCAGGAACATATGGCGGCTACACCACGCCAGAGCCATCTGAAGGCTATTTACAGAAGGCATATCGACTCGCCAATGAACTACGCAGTCATTTGTCGATTGCACCAGCACAGCGCAAGCCGCTGACGAATGAGCAGATCAGGAAATTAGTCAACGCAACAATTGATGGCGTAACAGTTTCAGATGCGGTTTCGTTTCGTGCAGTTGCCCGAGCCATCGAAGCCGCACACGGCATCAAGGAGTAACGCATGAAAATCTATTGTTCATGCTGCGACAAGGTGCAGCCCGTCCATATTGACAACTGCCGAGACGCCAAGACTAACGAACCGTTTCAAGACATTGTGTGCGCTGAATGCGATCTGGTAATTGCTACGGGCACTGGCATCACCCCACCACAGCGCACATGGGTGTCGCTGACGGATGAGGATATAAGGCAATGCAGCCGGGATGTTGTTGCTGGCGGGCCGGAAAATTCCGTTGATCGTTTTGCTTACGCCATTGAAGCCAAACTCAAGGAGAAGAACACATGACCCCCGCAGCAGCAAATTTGTTGTTGGACAAGGTGCGCGAAGGCCAAATTTATGACTTTGAACAAATTACAGCAGCCCTTATTGCCACAGGCGACCTTGCTGGATGGCGAGAAACACACCTGGTCGGAAGCCTGGCGGCGGGAATGCGAAGCGAGGGATTGGTTGCGCCGGTTCAAGATACACCAGCGCGAGAGGGGCGTGAGGTTTGCGAACGCGTGGTGGTCGGACACGATAGAGAAGATCGAGAAAATCCGCGGCCCTGGTGCAGCGCGTACCTTGCGGCAAGATATGAACAGGTGCAAACATGAGGCGGGCGGCAAAAATTGATGCAAACCAAGAACAAATTGTTTCGGCGCTGCGGGCGGCTGGCGCTACGGTTCAAAGTTTGGCGGGCGTTGGCGTCGGCGTGCCTGATTTGCTGGTGGGCCACCAAGGGAAAACGGTTTTACTTGAAGTCAAAGATGGCCATAAACCCCCGTCGGCGCGGAGATTGACGGAAGACCAGTTGAAGTGGCACGGCGCCTGGCGTGGTGGCCCGTTGGCCGTTGTTGATGGCGTTGACGCGGCCTTGCGTGTGCTGGGTATGTTGAAATGATTTACGAACTGCACAACGCCCAGCAAGCCAAAGTTTTGATGGACAACATTTGGCCGGAAGTCAAAAACAACTTGATGGCTGGCCACAAGATGCGGCTGGAAATCAAACGGGCCACCAGGTCATCGGATCAAAACGATATGTTCCACGCCATCATTCACCAGATTTACCTGGCGATGCGGGCGGCTGGTTCCACTTGGTCGGCCGACGATTGGAAACGCCTGTTAATTGATCAATGGGCCCACGAAACCGACCGTAAGATTGGCAAGGTGTCGCCCAGTTTGGATGGCCAGCGCGTTGTCCAGTTGGGTTGGCAAACACACAAATTCACAATTCCAGACGCCACCGAATTTATCGAATGGTTGCTGGCCTGGTGCGCTGAAAAGGGAATAGAAGCATGAATTGTCCTGAATGCGGGGCTTGGACGTTGGTAAAAGAGACACGCAAAAAACCTGATAACCAAAAGCACCGCCGTTACGAATGCGGCAATTTGCACAGGTTTTCAACAATCGAAAAAGTTTATGATTCCAAAACACCCTTACGTAAGAAGCAAAAAGCTGTTGCGCCTGGTCGCCAGCCTTGACTGCCAACTGTGCGGCAGCGGGCATTTTGTCCAGGCCGCGCACACCAATTGGGGTGGTGGCAAGGGCCGCGGCATCAAGGCCGATGACAACCTGGTGGCCGCGCTGTGCATGAACTGTCACCACGACATTGACCAGGGCGCCAAATGGTCAAAAAAAGAGCGCCAACAAGCCTGGGTGGCGGCGCACATGAAGACGGTTCAACACCTGACGGACAGCGGCCAATGGCCTGTTGACGTTCCGCTGCCAAGTGAGGCAGAATTAACGCGGCTTTTAGACAGTTGCCAGAACTGAGCCATTTTTGTTGGGGGGCTACCACCCCCCGATTTTTTCCTTTATCATCGCCCCATGGAAGACGACGCAGCCGAATTTATCGCCGCCTTGTTGCACAGCAGCACGGTGACACACTTCATGCACCTATCGACCGATTCGTATTCGGAACATAAGGCGCTGGGGAAATACTACGTCGAAATCATCGACCTGGCTGACGATTTTGCCGAAGCGTTCCAGGGCAAATACGAAAAAATCAAAAAGTACCCCGAAGAATTCCACAACGCCAAAAATCCAGTGAAATACCTGGAATCGTTGTCAGAATTCGTGAAGGAAGCAAGGCAAGACTTGCCCCAAGATTCTGAACTTCAGAATATCATCGACGAAATTGCATCGTTGATTGACAAAACGTTGTATCGTTTGAAATTCCTAAACTGAAAAGGAAAGCACCATGAAAAAAGATAACGCCGAAATGCAGCCCGCAGGCTACGGTACAAGCGCCAAGGCGCCCGCTGGCGCTGCTGCCAGCGACAAATCCGGTGAGCGCACCGGCAGCGTCAAGAACGGCGTTGGCATGGGCAAGGCCGATGCAACCGGCGCCGATCACAAGTTTGACGGCGGCCGCAGCAAGGGCGTTTGCTACACCCACGGCCGCAGCAGCTACCAGAAGTAATGGCCACCCCGCTGTCGCAACTGGCAGCGGCGGGGCAGCAACCAGCGGCGGCCCAGGGCGCACAGCCTACCCAGGCCGCCCTGGCATCGCTTGTTCCGCAGCCTACGCTGCCCCAAACAGGTCAATCGGCCAACCCGATTGAGCAATCTTACTTTGAGCGCCTAGCCAGTGATTACCCTGGCCTGGCGTCAGAGTATGCGGCGTTGCCATCCACGGACAACGGCCGCATTCTGAACACGGACGATGCCCGCGAGATGTCGCCCGAATACCGGATGGATCGCACCAAGTCGGCCGACGTGCATGAGCCGTCATCGGCATTTGTCAAACAGATGTACGCCGACAGGCTGTCAAAACCAACGCCCCCAGGCATGGACAACACCGTGCTTTTCACCGCTGGTGGAACAGGGGCTGGCAAGACCACGGGACTGCAAGAGGCCCAAAAGGTGAGCCAGGGCATCCGCGACGCGGAAATGGTGTACGACACCAACATGAATTCGTTTGATTCAGCCGACAAGAAAATTGACCAGGCGCTGAAAGCTGGCCGCAAGGTCGGCATCGTGTACACGTACCGCGACCCCGTAGAAGCCATGGAAGGTGGCGCCCTTAAACGCGCCAGCCGCATGGAAGCCGAAATGGGGACAGGGCGCACCGTACCCATTGACGAACATTTCCGCACGCATATGGGTTCGCGTGAGGTAATGGATCGGCTGCAAGAAAAATACGGCGACGATCACCGATTCCACATGATGGTCATCGACAATAGCCGCGGCCCAGGAAAGGCTGCCGTTGTAAGCGGACTTGACAAGCTGCCCCGCCTGGATCACAATGAAGTGAGAAAAGGACTAAATGATGCACTCGAAAAAGCCTACCGAAGCGGCAGTATCAGCCAGGCCATCTACGAAGGCACGCGAGGCAACGCCCGCTGAACATCGTATGAAACGGATGCACGAAGCAAAAGTGCGTTCGGTTGCCGAAGACATGGCCGCAGCCCTGAACACCGCCGTGCGTGCTGGAAAGCCCGTGCGATGACCATCCACTGCAAAAATTGCCGTTTCTTTGTTACTGGCCAGGTAATGGGCGCTTGCCGCCGTTACCCTGAGTTACACAACAAACACGAAATGGATTGGTGCGGCGAGTACCAGGAACAGCACGTCCAAATGGTCAAGCTGCCCGTGTACGACATCACCACCGACCAAACCAAGACGGCCGAAATGCCGGTCGTTCGCAATAAGCCTGGAAGAAAGCCAAAAAATGCAAATTCGCCCGCTGCATGATCGCGTCGTTGTAAAGCCGTTTGTCCGCAGTTTGTCGGAAATCATTTACGTGAACAACACCGAAAAATTCAACGAGGGCGAAATTGTGGCCATCGGCCCCCAAGTGCATGAAATCAAGGTGGGCGACAAAATCAAATACGGCAACGGCACGTACCTGGATTGGCCCGTGCAGCGTTTTGATGGCCAGGATTACCAGATCATCCAGGAAGCCGACGTGGCTTGCGTGGTCGAAGATTAAGTGCAAAAATCAAACCGACAATTTTTAACCCCTGAAAGGAACTGTCATGTCCAATACCCAAGCCACCGGCGTTGCATACGCTGACCCATCCGTCACCCTGGTCGAATTTCAGGCTTACACCGTTGCCACCGTGCCCAGCGCATCGCCAGCCGGTCAAATGATTTACGTGTCCAACGGCGCTGCTGGCAGCCCCGTAATGGCATTCAGCAACGGTTCGACCTGGCGCCGCGTGGATACGCTGGCTGCCATCGCCGCCGCTTAATCATGGCCGCCAAACCCGGGCTTTACGCCAATATCGCCGCCAAGCGCGACCGGATAGAAAGCCAAAAAGCAGCGGGCAAGACGCCTGAACGTATGCGAAGCCCTGGGGACAAAGGCGCCCCCACGGCCAAAGCCTTTAAACAAAGCGCCAAGACAGCGAAAAAATGACACCGGAACAAATTGCTAAACGCCTGGCTGAATTGCGTGAACTGGCGAAGCAACACGAAGCCATCTTGTTGCAGATCAGCGGAGCCATCCAGGAATACCAAAACGTCCTTGCCCAATTGAGCCAGGACAAATCCAAGGAAGGAACCGAACATGACACTGCCCAAACCCCGCAACAAGAAAGCGCCTGATAAGCCGGACAGTCAGAAAGGACGCCCGCCAAAGTATCGTGACGAATTCGCCGACGAACTGATCACGTTCTTTAACCAACCGCCCACACGCGATGTCACCGTAAGGGATAAGCAAGGCAACGAATCCACCCAGGTGTTGCCAGGCTTTTTCCCTACGATGGCCCGCTTTGCTGCGAACATCGGCGTTTGTCGTGACACATTGCACGATTGGGCGCACGCAAAAGACGTAAATGGCGACCCACGCCACCCACGTTTTTCCGACGCCTATAAAAGAGCCAAGGCGTTCCAGGAAGCAAATCTGGTGGAAGGCACGATAGCGGGCGCTTACAACAGCACGTTCGCCATTTTTACGGCCAAGAACGTTTTGGGCTGGCGCGACAAGGTAGAGCAAGAGATCACCGGCAAGGATGGCGCCCCAATCGGCCCGATGGGCATCCATGTGCAATTTTTGAATTCCGATGGATCAGTCGCAGACATCCCAAGCTGACCAGGTTGCCCAGGCGGTTGCCAAGGCGCAATTTCCGGTCAAGCTGCAAGGCCTGTTTAAAAAGAGCCGCTACAAAGTTTTGTACGGTGGCCGCGGTGGTGCGAAATCATGGGGCATCGCTAGGGCGCTGTTGATCATGGGCGCCACAAAGACCATTCGTGTGCTGTGCGCCCGTGAGTACCAGACCAGCATCAAGGATTCCGTCCATAAGCTGCTGTGCGACCAAATCGAATCCCTGGGCCTGTTGGGGTTCTACGACATTACCCAGGCCACCATCCGCGGTGCAAACGGCACTGAATTCGCGTTCATTGGCCTGAAAAACAACCCGACCAACATAAAAAGTTTCGAGGGGGTAGATGTGTGTTGGGTGGAGGAGGCCCAAACGGTTTCCCGCCTGTCCTGGAACATCCTGATCCCGACCATCCGCAAACAGGGCAGCGAGATATGGGTTTCGTTTAACCCTGAGTTGGAAACCGATGAAACGTACCAGCGGTTTGTGGTCAAGCCCCCGCGGGACTGCATAAGCATCAAGATCAACTGGAACGACAACCCCTGGTTCCCCGACACGCTGGCCATGGAAAAGGACGCGCTGAAATTGCGCGACCCCGAAGCCTATAACCAGGTGTGGGAAGGAATGTGCCGCCAAACAGTGGACGGCGCCATCTTTGCCAAGGAACTGGCCCAGGCCGAGCGAGAGGAGCGCATCACCCGCGTGCCTTATGACCCGACCAAACCCGTTCATGCCGTGTGCGACCTGGGCTGGTCGGACGCCACCGCCTGGTGGTTTGTGCAGTTTATTGGCATGGAAACCAGGCTGATCCGCTACTTTGAGGGCACGCAGCGCACAATGACCAGCTACCTGGCCGAACTTCAAACGTTCGGTTACGTGTACGACACGCTTTGGCTGCCGCACGACGCGCAGAACAAAACCCTGGCCGCAGCCGGTCGCAGCATTGAAGACATTGTGCGGAGTGCGGGCTACAAAACCCGCATTTTGGATCGCGTGCCGGTGGTTGATTCAATCAACGCGGCCCGAACCGTGTTCCCAAACTGTTACATTGACCGCGAGAATTGCGCCGATGGCCTTAGTTGTTTGCGGCATTACCGCTATGAAGTGGACGCGGACACGGGGCAATTCAGCCGCAGCCCGCTGCATGATCAATATTCCCACGGCGCTGACGCATTCCGATATATTGGCTTGATGATCAAAGAACCCGTCAAAATCCGCAAGAAAACACTAGTTGCCGCCGGTGGTGGGTGGATGGGATAATTCCGAACAAAGGGGATTAGTTATGGCATGGCAAGACACAGACATGGATGGCCGCATCGGTGATGCGATTAAGTTTTTGCGATTGGTTGGCGAGGCTGACAGCCAGAACCGCGCCGAAGCCCTGGGCGACCTGAAGTTTGCGGGCGGCGACCAGTGGCCCGTCGAGATTCAGAACAGCCGAAACCTGGAATCGCGCCCGTGCCTGACCATTAACAAGATCGACGCCTATGTGCGCCAGGTCACCAACCAGCAGCGCCAGCAGCGCCCCCGCATTAAGGTTCACCCCGTCAACAACGAAGGCGACCTGAAAGTGGCCCAGGTGGTCGAGGGCATCACCCGCCACGTTGAGGTCAATTCCAACGCTGATACCGCCTACGATACCGCGTTTGAATACGCCGTCCGCATGGGTTGGGGTTACTGGCGCGTCAACACCAATTACGTGTCGGAAGACAGTTTCGACCAGGAAATCTACATTGAACCGGTTGACGATCCGTTTAGCGTGTACTTTGACCCCAACAGCGTGTCACCCGACGGCGCCGACGCTGAAAAATGCTTGGTCACCACCGTGATGTCAAAGACGGCATTCCGTGAACAATACCCAGGCGCCGACGATGGTTCAGGGTTTTTACCTAGAGCCACCGGCGACGATACGGCCGAGTGGGTGACCCGTGAAGACATCCGTTTGGCCGAATACTGGTACATCGAACGCGAACGCGCCACCCTGGTGTTGCTGTCGGACGGCACAAAGGTGTATGAAGACGAGTTGCCCAGCGCCGAGTTGCTGGACGCATCCAAGATCACCATCATGGACAAGCGGCAGTCGTACCGCAAAAAGGTGAAGTGGTGCAAGCTGACGGCCATGGAAGTGCTGGAAGAAAAGGAGTGGCCAGGTAAGTACATTCCAATCGTGCCGTGCTACGGCGCCCAAATGATCATTGAGGGCAAGCGCAAGAAATACGGCCTGGTGCGGTTCGCCAAAGACCCGCAGCGGATGTACAACTTTTGGCGCACCAGCATGACCGAGAGCATTGCCCTGGCGCCCAAGCCCAAGTGGTTGCTGGCCGAAGGTCAAGACGAGGGCCACGAATCCGAATGGGCGATGGCGAACATCAAATCCACGCCCGTTTTGCGCTACAAGCAAAAGGACATTGAAGGCGTGCCAGCCGGTGTGCCGCAGCGCATCCAGCCAGAGCCGCCGCCTGAAGGCATCATGGTGGCCGCGGCCGCGATTGCGGATGACCTGAAAACCGTGCTGGGCATCTTTGACCCCGCCCAGGAATTGCCAGGCAACATTTCCGGCAAGGCGTTGCAAGGCCAGCAAATGCAAGTGGATTTGTCGAACTTCCACTTTTACGACAACATGACCCGCAGCATCAAGCACACGGGCAAAATCATCTTGGACTTAATTCCCAAAATCTACGACACCCAGCGCGTGCTGCGGATCATCGGCGTGGACGGTAAACCAGACCTGGTGACGATCAACGAAGTGCAAGCCACTGGCGAGGTGATGAATGACATGACCGTGGGCCTGTACGATGTGGTGATGGACACCGGCCCAGGCTACAACAGCAAGCGCCAGCAAGCCGTCGAAACCATGATGCCGTTGATGGCTGACCCGCAAGTGTTCCAAGCCGCGGGCGATTTGCTGTTCCGCAACATGGATTTCCCTGGCGCAGACATCATTGCCGACCGCCTGGCCGCCATGAACCCGCTGTCCAAGATCGACGAAAAATCAGACATCCCGCCGCAAGCGCAAATGCAAATGTTGCAGCAGCAAAAGCAGATCGCGGACATGGAACAGCAAATGATCGCGTTGCAGTTGGAAGTCAACAACCGCGGCCAGATCGCGCAAATGAAGGAAGACGGCAGCAACCGCCGCAAGCTGATGGACGTTATCAGCCGCGCTTACAACACCGACACCATCAACGAGGCCCGCGTCAACCAGGCCAACATCAAGGCCGTAACCGACCAGAACAAGGTTGAACTGGACGCCATGACGCGCCTGGTGCTGGCTGGCATCACGCCCGAAGCGTTGGCCGCGGAAATGGAGCGACGCAACCAAGAACAACAGCAAGCGTCCGCGTTTGCTGAAATGGAAGTCAACCAGACGCAAAACCCATTTATCCAGGCTGGCCAGGAATTGCTGGCGCAGCCGATGGGCCAGCCAATGCAGCCTGAAATGCCGCCACCAATGCAGCAACCAGCGCCGCAGCCTGGAATGCAACCTGGCATGATGTAATTGACAATGCAAGAATTCGGGTTGAAAATCAGCCCAAAACCTACCAATGGGTTTTCATTGGGTTAATTCGTAGGATTACCTATGTCGGAAGTGCAAGAACGCCTGGCGAGTAACATCGTAACAAGCGAAAATTTAGCGGAATTCACAGCCCAAAAACTTGGTTTAGTTGATTCGGAACCCGCAGCCCCCGTGGCGGCACGCGACAACGCGAATGCCGAGCCGGAAGCGGACAATCAGAGTGAACAAGATCGGGAAGGTGATGACGCGACAACAGCAGACGATCAGAAAGAGCGTAAGCCCAATCCCAAATTGGAACGGCGGTTTTCAGAGATCACAAAGCAGCGCGAAGCGGCCCGCGAGGAAGCCCGCTTAGAGCGCGAACAGCGTGAACGATTGGAAGCCAGGCTTAAGGAATACGAATCCAAAGTCACCCCACAGGCGCAAGCCCCACAGGATGACCTGGGCGAGGAACCTAGAGCCGATCAATTCAGCGATATGTACGAATACGCGAAAGCGTTGGCCGAATATACCGCTGACAAAAAGTTGGCAGAACGGGATCAACAGGAGTTGAACCGCAAGGCCGCGGCAGAACAGGAAGTGAAATTCAAAGCCTGGGCTGACCGTGTGAACGCGGTGAAATCGACGTTACCCGACTTTGACGACATGGTGCAAAGCAGCGAGGTTCGCGTGAGCGATCCAGTGCGCGATGCGATCATCGAATCAGAGCATGGCCCGCAGATTTTGTATTACTTGGCCGAAAACACCGAGTTTGCACAAAAGCTGGCCGGAATGTCACTTGTGTCCGCTGTCCGTGAGATTGGAAAGATTGAGGCACGTTATGAGCGTGACGCAAAAGCAAGCGTTCCGGAAGTGAAGCCTACTGTTGGAAAGTCAAAAGCGCCAGCGCCGATTTCGCCGTTGCGTGGAGCAGTTAACACCGTTGATGCGGGCCTGGATGCCGATGGCAATTTCCATGGTTCATATCAGCAGTGGAAAGCAGCCCGCGCAGCACGCAGAATCCGCTGACATCTAAACCCTGTTTTTAGGAAAAAATCATGTCTAACAATTTGCTTACCATTAGCAAGATCACCAACGAAGCGTTGATGGTCTTGGAAAACGAGTTGACTTTTACAAGCGAAGTAAACCGCGAGTATGACGATCAATTTGCTGTTGTGGGCGCCAAAATTGGTAACACGCTGAACGTTCGCCGTCCTGGTCGTTTTATCGGCACTACCGGCCCCGCCCTGAACGTTGAAGACTTCAACGAAACCAGCGTGCCCGTCACACTGTCCACACAATTCCACGTTGACACCCAATTCACTACCCAAGATTTGGCCCTGTCCCTGGATATGTTCAGCGACCGCGTGTTGAAGCCCGCAATTGCCGCCATCGCCAACAAGATTGACTTTGACGGTTTGACCATGGCCAAGAACAGCACCGCCAACATCGTTGGTTCCGCTGGTACGCCCCCCACAGGTTTGATCACCTATCTGACTGCCCAGGCCTACCTGGACAGCGAAGGTGCGCCCCGTGATGGCCGTCGTTCTTGCATCATTGAGCCGTTCACCAGCGCCACCATCGTTGACAGCCTCAAAGGCCTGTTCAACCCACAAGCGCAAGTCAGCAGCCAGTACACCAAAGGCCTGATGGGCCGTGACTCTGGCGGCATGAACTGGAAGATGGATCAGAACGTTGTGAACCAAACTTTTGGTTCCTACTCTGACACCCTGTCCACGAATACCGCAACCTTTACCGGTTCGATTTCCACTGGCTGGGCATCCACATCGACCATCACTTTGGTTTCGTCCGCTGGCACTGCTGGTTTGAAGCAAGGCGACGTTATCCAGATCGCTGGCGTGTTCGCTGTCAACCCACAGAACCGCGCTGCATACGGTTCGGGCAAGCTGCGTAACTTTGTGGTGACTTCCAACGTGACCGTGGCATCCGGTGGCGGCACTGCCGTGACTGTTTCGCCCGCGATCATCACTGGCGGCCAATTCCAGAACGTTGTCGTGAGCGCAACCAGCAGCACCGCCGTTGTGACCCCGTTCAACAAGACCGGCGCTGTGTCCCCACAGAACATCATCATGCACAAAAATGCTTTCACGTTGGCCACCGCCGACCTGGAACTGCCTGATGGCGTTCATTTCGCTGGCCGCGCTTCCGATAAGGAACTTGGCTTGTCGATCCGCGTGGTTCGTCAGTACACGATCAACAACGACAGCATCCCAACCCGTTTGGATGTGCTGTACGGTTGGGCGCCGCTGTACCCTGAATTGGCTTGCCGCGTAGCAGCCTAAAACAATGGGGGGCTAAAACCCCCCGTTCATAAACATTTTTTGGAGAATTGAAATGAGCAATCCAGGCCCAGCATCTACACAAACCCCCGTCACGCTTTTTGGTGGTGACGCCGCCGACGGTATCGTCCTTGGTGGTTCCGCTTCCGCACTGGTGGGTTTCCACGGCGCGTCGGCTACCGTTCAGGGTAATGCCATCACCGCCCTTGGCAACAGCGCAACCGGCACTGAAATCGCAACAGCAGTTAACGCGATCATCACTTTGCTGGAAACCAAAGGTCTTGTCGCCCCTAATTAAGGATGGCAAAACCCTAAAGAAAGCCGCCCCCAAAAAGGGTGGCTTTTTTGTGTCCAGCACCTATAATTTCACATCGAAAGGGGAATAACTATGCTGCCAAGTTTTAGACCGAACGGCCCAACGTACCGCATTACGGTTCCATCGTCCGCGTCCGCGGCCCTGGCCATTGAACCCAACACCAACGTGGAAAACAACTACGTTGCGCTGATCAACACCGGCACAGCGTCGGTTGTCGTATCCCTGGGCAACACTTCCGCTGGCACTGCCGCACCGGCCGTTCCATCGACAGGCGCATCGACACCTGGCGTTATTTTGCCGCCGTCAATGAATTACCCCATCGTGGTTCCAGCCCCGCGCAACACGTTTTACGTCCGCATCATCGGTACGGCTGCAAACGGCGAATGCTTTGTGACCCCATTGTCAGCGGGGTAACCCATGACCAACCAGGTCGCCAGCAAGCAGACCACCAACATTGTTCCGGTTCAGGGCGTTTTTGGCCCTGAGCCGACTTTCACGCTGCAATACTTTGTTGGCCCTGCCGGAACACCGTTTTTCCCGCCAATCAGCCCAGCGCAATCTGGCCTGGCGATCACAAACAGCACCATTGACAGCAGCGTAATTGGTGGCACGACGCCCGCAGCGGCGTATTTCACGACCGCCCAGGTGGCCGCATCGCCCACAGTTGACGCCGACGTGGCCAACAAGGCATACGTTGATTCCGTCGCCCAGGGGCTGGACATCAAGGCGTCCTGTTTGTACACGACCACAAACAACGTCACGCTGTCGGGCTTGGCCACCCAGGCTGGTGGCGATTGGCCATCCGCGCTGACCGCGGGCGACCGCATCTTGGTGAAAAACCAGACAGCCCAGGCCGAAAACGGCATTTACGCAGCCAGCGCCAGCGGTTGGACACGCACGGCCGACATGAACAACTGGTCGGAAGTGCCAGGCGCATTCACATTCATTGAAGACGGCGCCACGCTGTCATCCACCGGCTGGGTGACCACCGCGGGATCGATCGGCACAATCGGCGTTACCGCCATGCCCTGGACGCAGTTTTCTGGCGCGGGCACATACACCGCGGGCAACGGGCTGCAACTGCTGTCGAACCAGTTTTCCGTCAAACTGAACGGCACGACACTGGACGCCAGCGCCAGCGGTTTAAAAATCGCTGACACCTACGCTGGCCAAACATCAATTACCACGCTGGGAACCATCGCCACAGGAACCTGGGCAGCCACCGACGTGGCCGTGCTGCATGGCGGCACTGGTGCATCGGACGCGCCAACGGCCAGGGCGAACCTGTCGGCTGCCGTCCTGGGAGCAAACAACGACATCACCAGTATGTCGGCCATCACCGGCGGCATCGCCACGCCGTCGTACATTGATTTCAATCACACACAAAGCCCGCTGCCCACAAACACCACAGCGCGGCTGTACTACGACAGCACCGACCAATTTCAAACACTTGCGTTCCAAATGAACGGCAACGTGGTGCAGAAAATTGGCGAAGAACAGTTTTATCGCGTCAAGTGTTCGTCGGCGGTGACTAAAGGCCAGGTGGTGATGTTCACCGGCACTTTGGGCGCGTCGGGTGGCTTGACCGCAGCACCAGCCACCGGCCTAACCAAAGATCAGGGCCAATACATTCTTGGTCTGGCGGCCGAATCCGGCGCAACAAACGATTGGATTTTTGTTGTGTCGTTTGGCGAGGTCAAACAAATCAACACCACCGGCGGCGCTGAAAATTGGGCGCAAGGCGACGAACTGTTTTACAACCCCGCCGTCACTGGTGGGTTGACCAAAAACAAGCCAGCGGTTCCCAACGCCATCGTGCTGATGGCCGCGGTGGTGAACGTTGGATCGTCCAATGGCATTTTGTTCGTGCGCCCCACGTATGGTTCAAATTTGGGCGGCACAGACGGCAACGTGCAGTTTGGAACGCTGAACAACCTGGACGTGCTGCAATACAACGGCACTGGCCAATACTGGACAAACGTTGCAGCTAGCACCCTGTCCGTCAGCTACGCGGCCACCGCGGGTTCGGCTGGATCGGCCACTACCGCGGGCACGGCCACCAACCTGGCTGGCGGCCTGGCTGGGTCGCTGCCGTACCAAAGCGGCGCGGCCACGACCACGTTTCTGGGCCTGGGCACATCGACGCATATCCTGACCGCGGGCGCATCGGCCCCGCAGTGGACAAACCCGTCCGGCATCACCGTTGGAAACGCCACAAACGCCACCAGCGCGGGCACAGCAACGAATTTGGCCGGTGGTGCAGCCGCCAGTATTCCCTACCAATCCGCAGCCGGTACGACCGCGTTCCTGGCGTCCGGCGCGGGTGATTCTGGCAAGGTGTTGCAGTCAAACGGAACCAGCGCCCCGTCCTGGGTGACGCCCGTGGCTTACGCAACGGTGACCGATGACACCACCACCAACGGAACCAGGTATCCGCTGTTTGCCAACCAGACTTCCGGCAGCCTGACCACCGTTTTTTCATCGTCCACCAAGTACCAATTTAACCCATCAACCGGCGTTTTGACGGCCACAGGGTTTGCTGGCGCTGGCACAGGGCTTACGGGTTTACCCGCGGGCGAGTTGACCGGCACGATTCCGTCCACCGTCCTGGCTAATTCGTCGCTGCACATCGGCACAACCACCATTGCGCTGAACCGTGCCAGCGCCACGCAAAGCCTGACCGGTGTTTCGATTGACGGTAGCGCGGGGTCGGCTGGCAGCGCAACAAACGCAACAAACGCAACAAACATTGCGATCACCGATGACACAACGACAAACGCGGATTACTACCCTGTTTGGGTGGCCAACACGACGGGAAACTTGCCCGCCAAAGTGTCATCGACTAAACTGAAATTCAACCCATCCACAGGCGTATTCACTGCCACGGGTGGCACTGGCGGGGGCAACTTTTAATGAACACGACCTGGAAAATCCTGGGCATCAAAGCGGACGGTGATTTGATCACCCAGGCCAGATACTTTGCACGCCTTGAAAATCAGTTTGCTGTCGTTGAAACCGAAGGCAATTGGTTTTTTCGTGAACCTAAAATGGCCGTACCGTTTGACCAGGTGACCGAAGCCATGATTGTGGAGTGGATCAAAGCCGAAACCATGGCCGACGGCAAAAACATGATTGAAGCCCGCCTGGCTGAACAAATGGTCAACGTGGTTGAGCAGCAAGACCGCCCGTTGCCCTGGGCGCCCCAGGTGTTCACGCCAACATTTGAGGAATAAGCATGGCACAAACCGGATTTACCCCAATTCAAATTTACAGCAGCAGCACGGCAGCAGCCGCGCCCGCGGCTGGCAATTTGACCAACAGCACGTTGGGGGCAGAACTGGCCATCAACATCACCGACGGCAAACTGTTTTACAAAGACAACGCAAACGTTGTTCAAGTTATTGGCTGGAAAACCGTTCCGACAACGGCTGGCGGCACTGGTTTAACCAGTTACACCGCGGGCGATTTGCTGTATTACGCAACCGGCACGGCGCTGTCAAAACTTGGAATCGGTGCAGCCAACACCGTGTTGACATCATCCGGTACAGCGCCCCAGTGGTCTACCGGCTTGGCGTTGACCAGCGCCAGCAGCATTGAAGTCACCGACAACACCAACGCTGCTTTGCGTATCACTCAGCTTGGCACAGGCAACGCATTGCTGGTTGAAGACTCAACCAACCCTGACGCATCGCCGTTTGTGGTTACAGCCGACGGCAGGGTTATTACAGGTGCGACACAAGCGTATGCTGCTGATGGTGATACACAGCAACTTCAAGTCCACGGAACATCACAAGCATCATCAAGTGCGTTGTTTGCAAACTGGTCAACAGTAGCATCGTCAGAACCAAATCTGGTGCTTGCTCATTCTCGCAGTGGAACTATCGGAACACATACACCATCTGAAGCCAATGATAACTTAGGAAATATTATTTTCTGCGGCTCAGATGGCTCTACTTTCAACGCAGGTGTTGCAATTCTTGCTGAAGCAGACGGAACTTGGACTGGTTCAAGCAATCCAGCAAAAGTTACTTTTTACACTATTCCTTCTGGTGGGACATCCGGTCAAGAGGCGCTTTTGCTGACTAGCGGCCAAGGGGTGCAAATTTTTCGCACCGCTGTTACATCTCCGGTGGCTAATGACGGAAACGTGTTCAGCGGAACTTATACGCCCTCTCTGACCAACACGACCAACATTGCTGCGTCTACACCGTATCAATTTCAATACACACGAATTGGTAATGTGGTTACTGTTTCAGGGCGTGTCAACATTGACCCCACGGCATCAGCAACGGCTTCTGAGTTGGGTATTTCATTGCCCATCGCCAGTGCTTTCCCAGCATCAGCAACCGGCGTGTCAAATTTGGCTGGCGTAGGCTCAATTCACACGACAACCACTGAAGTCTCTACGGGCGGCATTCTGGCTGATACAACTAACGACAGAGCGCAGTTTAGATTTGTGTCTGGCGGAACGGCTGCCAGAGACTACGCAATTTCATTCACATATCTGGTGGTTTAAATGGAACACACAATCACATTTTGGACGCCGCCTGATGCGGAACACAAACTCATCGTGACCTTTGAAGACGGCACGACACAAGAGTACGCACAAGCAGACAAAGAGCAATACCTGGCTGACCACCCTGGCCGCGCTGCTGACGTGGCGGCAATGGGTTGGTGATGATTGTTTTGGCCATTCTGATGCCTTGCGTTGCCCCAGCAGCGTGGAAAATTTATACTCTTAATTCCGAAATGGAAGGATGCTGACAATGGCTGTTTTAACACCAACACCCAAACAACAGTTTTTTGACTCAAATGGCACACCTTTGGCGGGTGGCAAGCTGTATTCATACGCTGCTGGCACAACTACGCCATTGGCAACATATACCAGCGCAGCGGGAAACATAGCCAATACAAACCCAATTATTTTGGACACGCGTGGCGAAGCTGAAGTGTGGCTTGGTTCGGGCAGCTACAAACTGACACTAAAAACATCGGCCGATGTTTCGGTGTGGACTGTTGATAACATTCTTGGCCCAGCAACACCCGCTGACATTACCGCAGCAATCAACGCGCTAAAGGCTGAATTGGCGGCGCCAGACGGATCGTCCTTGATTGGTTTTATTGCTGACGGCGCACAAGACCCGCAAGACGCCAGGACGGTTGAAGAAAAGTTGCGCGACATCGTTAGCGTCAAAGATTTTGGCGCAGTTGGCGATGGGGTGGTAGATGACACACAAGCATTCATTGATGCTGGCGAAGGTGCGTTTGTGCCTGATGGCGAATATTATGTTGACACATCTTTGGTGGATGTCTGGTTATATCAGGGCAACGGCTTAATCAAAGCGCACACTGGTCAAACGATTTGGCTTGAAGGTTGTTTGGGTTCGCCCCGCATTGTTCAAAAGAAAATGATGGAGCCGTTTTTCGGCTTTGACAACGGCACGACCAACACTCAAATTTTTTCTGGTGCTCAAAACGCAAGCCAAGGCATGGCCTACGTGGACAACGGTGTGGCTGAAAAGATTTACATTTTGCAGCCAGGAAATTCAGCGGGTTCTTTTAATTCCGATGTTGTAACGGCTGGCAGTTTTGTTATTGGTTTGCCGTATGAAATTGTTACCGTTGGAACAACAAACTTCACACTGATTGGTGCAGCCAGTAACACAGTCGGAGTTAGATTTACTGCAACAGGCGTAGGCACTGGCGATGGCACTGCCGCGGAGGTGGAAACAAGGCGCATTGTCGAGTTTACATTTGCAGACAATGGTGGCGTGGTCAGCAACACGCTTTACACCAGCGATTTTGTTCGAAACCATCAATCCTTGTCCGCAATCATGGACAACGGTAACTTGTATCTTTATACGCAGTATTTCACGCAGCCGACCTATCGTGGCAGCAATGGCGGCAAAGGCTACGCAAAAATTCTTTGGAACGGCGCTTCCACCAACTCTTCCAACGTGACCAACTATCAATTGTTCGGTTATAGCGGGTCTGGCCACAAATATGCCGAGTTTGCTGGTGCAACGCCTTGCGTTTCTGCGGATGGAAAGTACGTTGTTGTTGTTGCGACAGACACGACCGGTGGTGTCGCGGAAGACACCGTAAACTGGATGTTCGTATACGACAGGGCTTACGTTGAGGCGTTGCCCAATCCGCTGGACGCTGTTCCATCTTATTACAGTCAAGTGCCGCCCCCAGCTAATGCAGATCGAACACAATACAACCAGGGCGTCGCGTGTGATGGGCGGTATGTTTACATTTGGCGCGGCTTCTATGCGCCAAGGTTGCAGCACATCATCCAAAAATTCGACCTGTACGGCAATTTGCTTGGCGAATATGCTGTTGACGATGCACGCGCCCAATATGGCGTTGATGGGCTTTTGAACAACCCTACGCTTGGCAACCCCGCATCATTTGAGCCTGAAGGCATTGCCTTGCGCGGTCAAGAAATTCTTGTCTTGGTGATGGACAACTGGCGTACAAACTGTCCAGTGGTTAGCTACAAGGGCAAGAACTTTGCAGCCTATTCAACAAACACCAACGTCGCGCCGGACGGCAACGATGGCGTTTTGGAATGGGTGGACACTACCAAATCAGCAACATCCGGCCCATGGCAGGGATTGGTAGGCGCCACAGCCACAGTGCTTGGCGGTTCATACACAATTGAATCCATTGGCACAACTAACTTTACGTTGATTGGCGCGGCGTCAAACACTGTCGGCCTGACGTTTACGGCCACTGGCGCTGGAACAGGAACGGGAACAGTTGTTCGCAATTATGTTCCTGGCAATTACACGCGCCGAACCAAACTTATTTATTCCGTTCGTCCACCAATGGGCGGCACAGGGGAAGAAAGCCTAGATCAAGCATTGACCACTCGAATCAGCGGTGCGTCCGTTAATTCGCGTGCAAACCAAGTTGACATTTCCTTTCCGCAAGGAAATGCGTTGCAAGTGTCGGGCTATTCGGAAAACACTGAGCTGTATACGAATCACTTTCAATATTCAAGCGAGGGAAGTTTGAGGTTATATGACCCATCTCCACGTTCGGATAATGCAAAGTTTTTTTCGATAAAACAAAACTATGATTTGACGCCAGATTTGCGGGAATTTACTGAAATTCGCGTTGCATCAAACGTCGCCAGCGGCGCTGGCATCAATTTGTATGGCAACGCCGACTCGGTAAACCCAAGCCGGTTTAGGTTTTTTGCGGGGGGGGCTTCTGGTGGTTTTGAGGTTTTTGTTGACCTTATCAATTCGGGCGGTGCGCTTGCATTGAGGCCAAACGGCGATTTGGACGGGTTGATCAACCTTGGCGGTGCATCAAACCGTTGGAATACGGTTTTCGCGGCCACAGGCGCAATCAACACGTCAGACGCACGATCCAAACAGCAGATTCGTCCGCTGGAGGATGCGGAACGCGCTGTTGCCATTCGTTGCAAAGGTCTGCTGCGGGCTTTCAAATTTAACGACGCAGTGAACAAAAAGGGTGATGGTGCGCGGATTCACTTTGGCGTCGTTGCCCAAGACTTGGCCGCAGCATTCCAGGCTGAAGGTCTTGACCCGCACAAATACGCAATGTTTTGCTATGACGAGTGGGAAGACGAGTGGGACGAAAGAGCCGACACAAAAGAACGCGTGCTGGTAAACCCCGCTGGCAACGCTTATGGTGTCCGGTATGAAGAACTGCTGGCTTTCATCATTGCGGCCATCTAAGGAGAAAACATGACAACGCCCTTGGATATTATCAGCCGCGCCATGAAAGACATCGGCGCGTTGGCATCGGGCGAAAACCCGACAGCAGACGAAGCCCAGGACGGGCTGGATATGCTGAACGACATGATCGCGCAATGGTCAAACGAAAACATGATGGTGTTTTATCGCACCGAAATTATTTTCCCGTGCGTGCAAAACCAGATTCAATACACGCTTGGCCCTGGTGGTAATGTTTCGTCAAGGTTTGTTGGTTCGATCAGCGGCACAACACTGACCGTTCCGGTGGACGGCGTGACCAAGGGCGCCATCACCATGGGCATGACCCTGACCGGTTCTGGTGTGTTGCCTGGCACGACCATTGTGGCGTTTAACACGGGCGCTGGCGGCAACGTCAATGAGGCTGGCACGTACACCGTCAGCCGCGGGCATTCAACGCCCGTGGTGGCCGAAATCATAGATGCCTACTACGAGCGCCCGCTGACCATCGAATCGGCCTTTGTGCGTGTAAATACAACATCCAACGGCGTGCCAATCTACGGCGGCGGCTTGGATTACCCGATCAGCATTTTGAGCCTGGAAGAATACGAATCGATTGGTTTGAAGTCGCTAAATGGCCCATGGCCAAAAGCTGTTTATTACCAGCCGTCGGAGCAGTTGGGCACGGTTTACGTTTGGCCAAACCCCGCCCAGGGCGAAATGCACCTGTTTACGCAAACCATTTTTCGCGAGTTTGGCGACCTTTACGGCACGCTGCAATTCCCCCAGGGCTACAACATGGCGTTGCGCTGGTGTTTGGCTGAACGGCTGATGCCCATGTTTGGCAAAGTTAACCAAACCCAGGTTGGCCAAATTACCGCCTACGCAGCACAGGCCAAGGCTACAATTAAGCGCACCAACATGAAGCCGCCGCAAGTGTCCAAATACCCTGACGTGTTGATGACAGGGCGACCAAAGGACGCGGCGTTTATCCTGGACGGGGGATTTAACTAATGCCTGATTTTGGCTTTGTCGGCGCGTCGTACACCACCAGGTCAATCTACCAAGATGACCAGGAGTGCATTAATTTTTACCCCGAAATCGACCCGACTAAACAGCCAGGCGAACGGGGCATTGTTGCGCTGTACCCAACGCCAGGGCTGGTGACCGAAATCACTTTCCCCGTCACTGCGGAAGTGCGCGGAATGCGGGCGCTGTCGGGGCTGCAATACGCCATCGCGGTTTGCGGCAACCGCGTGTACCGCATAGACACCAGCCTGGCATACACCGAAGTTGGCACTTTGACCACCAGCGCGGGGCCGGTGTCAATCACTGACAACCAAATGACCACCAACGGCCTGACCGCATACATCGTGGACGGGCCAAATCGTTACTACTACGTGGTTTCCACAAACACGTTTGTGAAGCTGCCACCAACCGACGGCCCATGGCAAGGCGCCAACGTCACCGACGTGGTGGACGGGTATATTCTTTACAACCAGCCCAACACGCAAAACTGGTCATCGACCGACTTGGATGACCCGCTGTCCACGCAAGCCTGGTTCGGAACAAAGAACGGATCGCCTGATCCCATTGTGTCGCTGATCGTTGACCACCGCCAGGTGTACCTGTTGGGCGAGGTGACCACCGAAGTTTGGGTGGACGTGGGCAGCCAGATCACCGGCTTGCTGACATTCCCGTTTCAGCGCGTGTCCGGCACGGCATCGCAAAACGGATGCGGCGCCGCTTTTTCCGTGGCCCGATTTGCTGAAACGTTCATGTTCCTTGCCCGCGACACGCTGGGCACGGCCACCATCGGCTTAATGCAAGGCTACGAATACAAGCGCCTATCCACCCACGCTGTTGAAAACAGCCTGGTGGGCATTGACGTGACCGACGCCCGCGCCTGGACATACCAGGTCGAGGGCCATGAGTTTTACGTCATTACATTCCCCAACGCTGACCTGACCTGGGTTTATGACCTGGCCACGCAGCAATGGCACAAATGGCTGTATTGGGACAGCCCAACGGCCACCTACCACCGCCACCGCGCCAACTGCGGCATCGCGTTTGCCAATAAAAACTTGGTGGGCGATTGGGAAAACGGCAAAATTTACAGCCTGGATTTTGACCAGTACACCGACGCGGGCAACCCGATCCGTCGTTTGCGCCGCGCCCCGCACATCACAACCGACTTGCAGCGCCAGTATTTTGAGGAATTCCAAATTCAATTCCAGCCTGGCGTGGGCCTTACAACCGGCCAAGGCGACAACCCCCAGGCCATGATGCGCTGGTCGAACGACGGCGGTTCTACCTGGTCGAACGAACATTGGGTAAGCATTGGCCGCCAGGGCAACTACACCAACCGCGCTATTTGGCGCCGCCTGGGCTGGGCGCGTGATCGCATCTTTGAAGTGGCCGTGAGCGACCCCGTGAAGGCCGTTATCGTGTCAGCAAACTTGAAGGCATCGGCGGGTGATAACTGATGGCCAACCTGACAAATATTCAATTTCCCACGTCGCCGTTCGTTGAACAGGCGACCGGCAGACCGTCGCGGGAATGGATTATTTGGCTGCAAAACCCGCAATTGGTATCGCAAACCGTTCAATATCAGGTCATCAACGGCGGGCAAATCAACAATACTGTCATTGGAAACGTGACGCCAGCGCAAGGTACTTTTACACTGTTGACCGCAATCAACGGAATCGGTGGGGGTACATTTTGATGGAACTTGAAATTTTTGACGAAGCGCCAACCAGGGCGCAAATTGACCGGCTGCAAGCCGAAATGGTCAAGCATCCGCAAGCGGAATTGCAAACTGAACACTATTTCAGCCAAGGGATGTATTGCCGGAAAGTGTTTCGTCAAGCCGGAACATTAATTGTTGGCAAGGTCCACAAAGAGCCGCATTTTTTTATGTGCGTCAAAGGTGAAATTATTGCCTGGACTGAAACAGGAATGAGAAAATTGAAAGCGGGCGATGTTGTTGAAAGCAAGCCTGGAACAAAACGGGTGACCCTGGCGGTGACGGATGCGATTGGCGTCACTGTCCACCGAACTGATAAAACCGACTTGGATGAAATTGAAGCGGAATTGATTGAACCTGACGACACCGCACTATTTGATTCATCGAACAAACTTAAACAAATCGTCAGCGAAATGAACGCCTTAGAAGGGGAAAAATTATGACCTGGGTTACTGCTGCATTAATTGTTGGTGGAACAAGCCTTGTTAGTGGCTACATGGGTGCACAAGGGGCAAAAGATGCCGCGCAAACCCAACTTCAAGGTACGCGTGAGGGCATGGCAATCCAAAAGGAAATGTTCGATATTCTGAACGAACAGCAAAAGCCATATCGTGAAGCCGGTTACGGTGCGTTAACCCGTATTGGCGAATTAATGCCCGGCCTGACATCGCCAATTTCCCGCGAGGAAATTTTGGGGTTGCCTGGTTACCAGTTTGCCATTGACCAAGGCACGGGCGTGGCGCGTCAAAACATGAACGTCGGCGGCCCTGGTTCAAACGTGGATCGCGCCGCACAAAAGTTTGCGCTGGATTACACGCTGGGCACTGCAATGCCCCAAGTGATTCAGCAGCGCCAAAACATTTACAACACGCTGGCGGGCATTGCGGGTATTGGCCAAACCGCGCAAGGTCAAACCAGCACCCTTGGCCAAGCTGCGGGAACTAACATGGCGCAACTTGCTGTTGGTGGCGCAAACGCAATTGCGGGCGGCCAGGTTGGCGCTGCAAATGCTTACTCAAATGCCGCAGGAAACATAGGTAATTCGGCCATGATGTACGCATTGATGAAGGGTTAAAAAATGGCAGACTTCAACATCACCCCCCTTGGAAGCCAAATCAAAACAACGCCAAGTATGTCGCTTGGCGAAATGGTCAACATGGCCCGCGGCGCCCAGCAATACAAGCAAGAAAAAATTTCACTTACTTTGGAGCAGCAAAAAGAACAAGAGCGCAATCGAATGACGGAGTTTTTGGCGAAACCTGAAAACTTCCAAAGCAATGGCCGTATTGACATTGACAAACTGAACGCCGCTGTTCCAAGCCTTGCGCCGTTGACCGGTTCCGAATACATAAACAAATTTACCACCCTGGGCAACGCGCAAACGCAAGCCATCCAGGCGAAACAAAACCTGACGCAAGACCAGCGCAGCATGATTGGTTCGCGTTTTGCCATCCTTGGCCGTTTGGGTGTGCAAGACAAAAACGCGTATCTTGCGGAAATGGATTTGATGAAAAAAGAAAACCCCGACAATCCAGACCTTCACAAACTAATCGACGCCTATAAGGTGACCTGGGCTGACATTCCTTCCGGCCCGCAGTTGCCTTCCATGGCCATTGCTGGCGCCAATACGCTGCTGAAACCTGAAACGCAACAGCAACTGTTTGCCCCCCAGGCTGGCACAGCCAGCAGCGGTGCAGCAACTTTCCAAACGACCACCCGTCCGTCGGTGGCTGGCGAAGCGCCTGTTACCACCGTGGCGCAACAGCCATTGGTTACCGCCCAACTTGGCCCAGGCAGCCGCGAAGTGCCAACCGGCGACGTGGATATCAACAACAACCCAATCGTCAACGTGTTCGATGCCAACGGTCGATTCCTTGGCCAACGCGCTGGCACGGGTACACCTGGCGCCGGTCAATTGCCTGGCGGCCAAATGCCGCGCCCTGTTTCAACGGCCCCTGGCGCCCCCGCCCCTGGTGCGCCGGTGTCGCCCGCAGCCCCCGCACCTGGCGCCGCTGCACCTGGTGGTACAACGCCCGTGGCGCGGATGCGTCCTGGCGAAACGCCGCAAACATTGGAAGCGGCCAACAACCTACGCACCAGCAGCATGAACGCGGCCCAGCAAGTGCCATTGCAGACGTTCAACAACAATCAGATCATCAAACTGGCCGACGATGTAATCACCGGTAAAGGCGCAAGTTTTGTCGGCAATTTGACTGGCGGTTATGCGGCCATTCCGTTCACCAGCGACAACGCCACAAACTTGAACCAGTTGGGCCATTACATGGCGCTGCAAACTGCGTCGCTGGCATCATCGTCGGGCCTTGGTGGCACGGACGCGGCCCGCGGTATTGCTGGCGAAATTTCAGGCACAACCAACTGGACGGCGCCAGCCATCAAACAGACCGCCCGCGTTAACCGTGCGCTGTCCACCGCAACTGACCTGTTCAACCAGGGCGTTCAAAATTCATTCAAAAAGACAAACGATCCGTTTGCTGCCCGCGACTTCCAAAACAATTGGTCAACGACAGTTGACATCAACGCGGTTCGCTTGTTTGATGCAATGAGAAACAACGACAAAGACGCCATCCGCGAAGTGGTCACCGCAGCCGGTGGCCCGAATTCGACTGGCTACAAACGCCTGGTGGATAACATCGGCAGAATGCAGCAACTTATCAGGGGGCAATGATGACCGTCGAATTCCTAGACCCCGCCCAAATTGAAGCCGCGGTGGGCGATGCGTTCGGCATGAAACGAAAGCCAGCGCCAGCCCCCGCTGCTGCACCAACAACCCCAGCGCCAATTCGCACCAATAACCCAGGCGCTTTGATGCCTGGTGGCAAATTGGCCGAGTTTGGCAGCATGGAAGAAGGTTTGGCGGCCCTGGACAAAAACTTGAAGGGCTACAAAAAGCGCGGCATCAATACGCTGGAAGGTGTGATTTCGACCTGGGCGCCACCCAGCGGAAACGACACCAAAGCGTATATTGCCCACGTTGCCCGCGTGACGGGCCTTGATCCAAAGCAGCAAATCGACCTAGACAGCCCGCTGGTGCGCCAGCAGTTGGCCGCTGGCATCACGCAAATGGAAAGCGGCCGCAATGCTGTGTTTGGCCACACAGGCAAAGCAGACGCAACCCCTGGCGAACTGAGCATTGATGACTTGATGAAGCCCGACGCAATCAACGCCGCGGTGGGTGATGCGTTTAACGAGCCTCCCAAAAAAGGCAAAGTGGCCGAAACGGTTACAAAGGTTTTGCGCGGATCGGCTGCCCTGGCTGACACCGTGCTGGGTGTTGTGCCTGGCGTGGCTGGCATGGCCACATACGCTGGCGCCCGTGCTGTCGGTCAAACCCCCGAACAAGCCGCAGCCACCCAGGCCAAAGTCACTGGCGCCTTGGAACGCCCTGTTGGCAAAGCCTTTGGCGTCACTGAAACGCCAGAATACAAAGGCGAAGCCAGCCAGCGCATCATGGAATTCATTGGCGAAAACGTCGGCAAAGGCGCCGATTGGATCAGCCAGAAAACCGGTATGCCCAAAGCCGAAGTTGAGTATTACATGAACTTGGGCATGACCGCCGCCCCGTTCAGCAAAACGGTGCAGCGCGAAGTTGGTCTGGCTGGCCAGGCTGTAAAACAAGCCGGTGGCAAGGTTCTAAGCGCCGCGGCTGACGTGACCCCCGCACCCGTGCAGCGTGCCGTCCGTGCAACGACCGAGGCAATCGCCCCAGGAACCACCAGGATGCCCGCCAAAGCGCCAACGCTTGGCGTCCCAGGCCAACCCACAGCGCCAGCCGTGCCAATGCCCCAAGCGCCCCAGCCTGGCCGCGCAAGTGCTGGCGCAGCAGCCACGCCGGACGCGACCATCATCCAACAGGCATTGACAAATGCGACGCCTGAATTCCAGCAGTTGTACGGCAATATGCCCCTGGATAAGGCGAACACGCCCGTGGTGTTGCGTCACCTGGAAGCCGATTCGCTGCCCGTTCCGGTTCGCCTGACCAAAGGTCAATCAACTGGCGACGTGGTGCAGCTGTCCAAAGAACAAAATTTGCGCGGCAGTCAGCCGCAATTTGCCCAGCGTTTTAACGAGCAAAACCAGCAGTTGGTGGACAACGTGCCGTTGATCCGCGAAAAGGCCGCGCCGGACGTGTACGCCACTAAGACCATCGAATCCAGCCAGGCGTTGATTGACGCATATAAGGCGCTGGACGATACACGCAGCGCCGACATTTCCAAAGCATACAAAGCATTGGAAGACGCAGCCGGTGGCCAATTCCCTGTCGATGGCGTGACGCTGGCCAAAAACGCCGAAGCCGGTTTGGCCAAGAAACTGAAAACCGACTTTTTGCCCACGCCCATCAAGAACCAATTGGATCGCTTCAAAAACGGCGAACCAATGACGTTTGAACAGTTTGAAGCGATGCGAACCAACCTGGCGGCCGAAATCCGCAAGGCCGAACGCAGCGGTGACGGCAACGCCGCCATGGCTGCCAGCATTGTGCGCGAGGCGTTGGAGCAACTGCCATTGAAGGGTGAAGCCGCGGCGCTGAAACCACTTGCGGACACCGCACGCACGTTGGCCAAGTCGCGTTTTGATGCGCTGAAAAAAGACCCAGCATATAAAGCCGCCGTCGATGATGCCGTACCGGCCGACAAGTATTTCGACAAGTTTGTGGTCAACGGCGTCAACAAGAACATCAACACCATGGTGGAAACGTTGGGCCGTGATTCGCCAGCGCACCAGCACATGAAAGCCGGAACCATCAACTGGTTGTCGGACAAGGCGGGCATTGTGGACGGCAAGGGCAATTTCAGCCAGGCCAACTACAACAAGGCCGTCAAGCGCCTGGATGACGTGAACAACTTTGGCGTCATCTTTGACCCTGAAAGCCAGTTGCAGTTACGCACGCTGGGCAACGTGGCCGCGTACACGCAATTTCAGCCCCGTGGTTCGTTTGTCAACAATTCCAACACCCTGGTGGGATACCTGGCCAACAAAGCAGCCGGTGGCGCTGAACAGGTCGGCAACGTTGTCGGCCTAAAAACTTTCGGATACCCGCTTGGCAGTGAGGCCCGCCGTGTTATTCGCGCATCAAGAGAGCGCAAAGAGGCATCGGAAGCCCTAAAGCCTGGCGCGGGAAGCACCCTTGATGAAATCAGCCAACGAGGAAAGTGACATGGCGCAGTTTGAGGAATCCGGAATTGATCCGGTCAAGTACGGCGTGCTTTGGGAAAAGGTGCAGAACTACGAACGCCGCTTTGATGACATGGAAAAAAAGATGGACAAGATGGAAGGCAACCTGGAAAAGCTGGTCGCGCTGGCCAACCAGGGCCGCGGCGGGTTTTGGGCTGGCATGGCCCTGGTGTCGGCAGCATCCAGCGCCATGGGTTACTTATCAAGCTATTTTCACAAATGATTGACGTTGCAAAAACAATCAGCGCAATCGCCGCCAGTGTTGCCGCGCTTGGCGGTGGTTACACCCTTGCCGATAAATTTGGATGGTTTGATCGGGCTATATTGGAATGGTCGCCCAAGCATTTTAAAATTGTTGCGGAGGAAGGTAAAGCCATCAACGTAACGGTTGCCCGAATCAAAAAACGCGATGATTGTTCCGTTGAAAGTTTTACGCCAAGCATTCGTGATGCGGCTGGCATGGTGCATGAGGCAACCACCACCGCAAGCAAATTTAGCGGGCCAGCGGGGCCGGAAATTGACACGTTTACATACCAGCTAACAATGGCAAGAAAAGAAAAAATTGCCAACGGCAAAGCAACTTTGTTGGCGACCATTAAATACAAATGTCCCGAAGGGGAACGCGTTGTGCAGTATCCACGTCACGCCAACCTTAGTTTTGATTTAAAGGAATAAGCCATGTTTGCACTTGACGCGTTGTTGAATGTCGGCGGCAAGCTGATCGACAAACTGATTCCCGATCCCGAAGCAAAAGCCAAAGCGCAATTGGAACTGGCCGCGCTGGCGCAGTCGGGCGAACTGGCCAAGATGGCCAACGACACCGATTTGTACAAGACCGAGCAGAACAACCTGACCGACCGCTTAAAAGCGGATATGTCATCGGATTCCTGGCTGTCCAAAAACATCCGGCCCATGACCCTGGTGGCCATCTTTGTGGGCTACTTTGTGTTTGCCATGATGTCGGCCTTTGACTACGAAGCCAACGAAGCATACGTCACGCTGCTGGGCCAGTGGGGGATGCTGGTGATGTCGTTTTACTTTGGCGGCCGCACACTTGAAAAGATTGTTGACATGAGAGGTAAAAAATGATTCTGACACCCCATTTCACCCTGGAAGAATTGACCGCATCCGAAACGGCCGAGCGCAACGGGTGGGACAACAGCCCCAACGACCAGGAATTGGCCAACCTGACGCGCCTGGCTGATTTCCTGGAGCAAGTCAAAGTTGTGCTGGGTGGTAAGCCCATAATGATTTCGTCGGGCCTACGCACAAAAAAGGTCAACGACGCGGTGGGCAGCAAAGACACCAGCCAGCACCGTATTGGATGCGCGGCCGACTTCCGTGTTCCTGGCATGACGCCCGACGAAGTGGTGCGAAAGATCGTGGCCAGCGGCATTGGGTTCGACCAGGTGATTCGCGAGTTTGACCGCTGGACGCATATCAGCATTCCCAACAGTGAAGACACCAGCCCGCGCAAACAGGCCTTGATCATCGACAAGGCCGGAACCAGGCC